CTTGTCGTCACACCACTTCTTCGAGTCCAGCGTGATCTCGTAGGTGGCATAGATACCGAGGGCTTCCTTGGCACGGCAGTTTACGTCCGCACCCTTAGCCTTCATACCGCCACCACCCATGTCGAGCTTATCGGTCTGATGCGATGCCAACATCAAGAGAACCTGACGTTGTTTGAACCGCATGTTACGTTCGCTCAAGTACTCACGGAGTTTCTTAGACTGAATGCCAGGCTGTGCAGTCTTCGTCTTGTCACTGACATCCATCATCGCCCCGTTTTCGACACCGAGAGCAGAGATAGAGTCAATACCGACAACGATAGGCTGTGCGAGATCAGCATCGAAAGGATCTGTGAACTTGGACTTCTTAGCACGACCAGTAGCGGGGTCAATCGACCCTGTTCCCCATGACCCTCGAATGTTAGCCTCGGTTTCATCCAACCAAGACATCATCTCTTCAAGAGAACGGGATTCGCCCATAAGCAAGTCATCAGGATCGGCACCATAGCTTGCAATGAAGTCCGGCGGTGCAGGAGCACCTTCAGTCTCATTGTGGCAGCACCACGCCCCTGAGGCGAGCCTCTGAGCGCAAGCATACATCCAATACATGAAAGACGATTTGCCTTTGCTGTACTTTGCAATAAGATTTAGTAAGCGACCCGCCCACAAACCTCTTGCACCAAATAACCACTCCATTGCAAGCGTCGGATTTCCCGAACGTGGATTGCAGAAGTCGATATACCTGTAGCTACCCAACAGCTCCCCAGCAGTGAGTGTTCCAGGGAATGACTTTGCCAGGCGCTCAGCCAATAGACTTGACTTTGATCTAGGAGCTTCCGGCTCAATTAGTTTTTGTTTTGCCATAATTAATTCTTAGTATTTTTGGCTTATATTAGAGAGTAACGGCACAAAGAAACCCACACGCCTATTCATACTCTTGCTATCGAGTATGAAGGAAGGGGTGTGTGGGCATTGTTTTGTGTTACTGGGTCACGCCAGGTGCGGCGGTACCGCTACGAAGCTTGCTCAGGAAGTTCACACCACCTGCCGAGACGGGAGCACCGCCTGGAGGCAAGGGAATGGCATCACCTGGAATCGTGAGCGGAGCTACTGCTCCTGCGGGCGGGAGTGTCGAGGCTTGGCGCTGCAAGTGAGCTTGTTCAGGGCTCGTAGCTTGCTGCTGCGGAACCGGAAGCGGAAGCACCTGCTGCTGCGGAACCGGTAGCACAACGCCTTGTGGAGGCACTGTGTTGTACGACGGAGCCGGCAGGGGCAGGGGAAGCGGCAGAGGAAGGGGTTGCCCCGCAACATTGCCGACACCACCACCTTGATTATCCCATCCCGGGGCGACTGACCGCATTGCTGCGGGAGCTGCGGGGGCCTGAGGAATCATACCGGCGTAGTTCGGGAAGGCAGCACGAAGGAGATCCCACTCGTGGTAACCTTCAGGAGAACGACGATTGAACATACCAACAAGATCTGTCACCAGTTCCTCATACGACTTGATAGTCAGGTACGAGTTCGGGTCCATCAGGCGGTAGCGGCGTTGCAACCAGGGCCCGTTGACGGGGAAGGAGCTGAATGACTCCTCACCGGTTGCGGGGTTACGGGTGTTAAGCACGCTAACGGCATACTCGGAGTACGACGCGCCTTTCTTCTTGTTAGGATCAACTTGGCAGGCGAGATGAACGCCCTGTCCCGGATCTGACACATCCCCGTTGGCATAACCAGCCAAGTAGTTCTTGGCGATCAGTTCCTTCATCATGGGATTGGTGTTCTTAGCAGTGACCAAACCGTAGAGGGAGTCAGCTGCGGACTTGTTCAGGATACCGATGACAACGCCAAGGTTCACCTTTTGCAGGTTCACGCAGTTGACGACCATCGAAGCGCCTGGCTTCTTGAACACGTTTTCACGCCCAGTGTTTTCATCGATCATGTAGCCCCAGATCGTCTTGTCGGACTTGATAGCGTCCCACAGATCGAAGAGAGGACAAGGGGCTTCGTCACTGACAGTGCGGGGAGAGACAAGATTACGCTTGTTCTGCCCGTAGCCGATGAAGTTGCAACTCACGATATACTTGCCCCAGTCCGAAGGTTCACCATCCGGCAATACTGCGGGAAGGTAAGACGATGCGGGGTCTGGGTTGGCGGGATCGAATGCGGGCATGAGTCGGAATACGTTTACAGCGCTTTTGGCACAGAGACGAACGCTCTCCACACCCTGCTTGAAAATACTGACTCCACCGTTACTTTGACGAGCTTTGTGCTCTTGACTTAATGACATATAGGTTTAACCTTTTTGTTTGTTGTGTGTATTTTTTACACTATACTTCTCTCTGAACGAGAGAGTTATATATTAGTATTACAGTTGACCAAAAAAGTCAAGTTTATATTAGATTTCGTATTATTTTATTTTGGATTCAGCGTGAATACAGCAACGAAGTTTCCCGTTGTCTACCAGATCTGCATCAATGCTAATCGTCTTAATCTTAGACTGATGGTCATCGAAACCCTGAGGCCCCACAGCCGCAGACAGGTTATCCCACATCTGAATAGTCTCTATAGCCTGGAGTTCACGCGCAGCACTCCGCATTATTCGTTTAATTAGAGTCCTAACTGCTTTACTGTTAGGAAGGCCAATTAACGGAGCCAATCTTGCGGCTAGATAAGTGTTCTGGTCAGCCTTTGTCATACTACCCCTTATATGCTACACCCCAGCGTGACATCACTTCAATGTCTACACCTAGGATCAGCGGATCGCGTCCCTCAATTGGGATCTTGATGTTACCCATGGTTTCACGGTACACCTGTTTCATCACCTCGATCTCATCCTTCGGCACAAATGTCATGATGGCATCGTGCACGAGGTTACAGACCTTGAAGTTAAGCCCCTGGCGTTTACGTTCCACAAGCATTGCTTCCAGTGCCAGATTGCAGGTATCGGCAACTGTGGATTGGATCATTTGTGTTCTCGCGTAGCTCTTTATCTACGCCTCTGGTACTACATGCTTACTCAGCACCAGTTTAGACTATGTCATGCTATTTCTAGCCAGGGCGCTCGTGGGTGTGTTACTGTCCGGTCTGGACTCGACACCTAGTCGTTGCGCTTTCATTGCATCCCTGCAATGCTTAGTTCACAATTACCATGTAAGTGGCGTTTTGTGAGTTCACCCTGTTTTACTTCCCCAAGCCATTCAGGGAAGTTGGAGCCTTGGCGACCGTAGCCGCTAAGTAGTCTCCTATTCGTCGTAGGGATGAATCGTCTGCTTCGTCCCCACGGATTCTTGACCTCCCATAGATTTTGTGCTTCCCATGCACATTTCTCCATGTAAGACCAAGCCTGTACATACGATACAGTCTTCCACACCTTCATCATGTGTTCTACGTCACCTGTCAATTTAGATAAAAGCTCGCTAGAGCCTGTATCTGCTTTAATAAGTATAGCGATAGATGAAGCTCCTCGAGAGTAAGGTATCAACTTGTTATCGTCCTAGCTTTTTATCTAAGACTTCAATATGTCTCCATATTGTTCGGCGTACATTTTCACTGACCAACATCAGTGTCGCGGCCTCTTGGAGGGATTATTGTTTCCGCACCCTCTACGCTCTGCCCCTGACTGTGGATTCCACAGCCTTCGGTTCGGATTGGCTTTTCAGCTTTCCCGCTTAATTCCGCAATTTTGTTTCGGCTTACCTCTGGTAATATTGCAAGTGTAGCTGCAATATACTCTTCTGGAGATTTTGGTTTAATTTTTGCATGTAGCTTTGATAAATGACAGTGACGACATAATGGTATCAAATTAGATGGACTGTAATCATCGCGAATACCATTTATATGATGGATATCAATTCTACCTGTATGTGTAGGATCTACCGCACACACATTATCCCAGTGCTGTCGTGCAATACGCCTATAGGCGTAATCGTATCCTTGCGAAGGACAATCGTGATATCTACTAGTAGGATTCCATCTATGATTCTCCTCACGCGATTGACGCCCACCACTACCCACTCCGTGTTTAATTTCAGGGTATTTAATTTTACGCCATTCTACTAACCAAGCCTGCTGATGCTTCGAATAGCAGTCTTCACACCTATAACAGCGTCCTCTTCCGTGATATACAAATACACGTTTGCAATCAATACAAGTAACTTCACGGGTTGGCTTTACTGTCCGTACTGAACAGGAGTGTGAGCAGTACGACGCTATCTTATTCGCGCTATTGAACTGTATACCACAGCAATTACATGTGTGGATGTATCGATCCTTCTTATCGAGATTCCCCTTTTTAGTTTTACACTTTGAACAGCAAAAGTGTTGTCGATCGTTTTTGGGGGTAAAGGATACGCCACAGTTGTCACATAGTTTTTCAGCATAAACCCTGTGTGGTGTCTGTCGTTTGCGTTGTTGGGCTATACTGTTACATTTAGCAGAACAGTACTTCTTAGGCGCGCCTATCTTAGGGAGAGCAAAGTCTGATCCACAGATAGGGCATACTTTCGAGTTTGTTTGTAGTTGCATTTATACTCCTTAATTGTTGGAGAAGTATATCACTAAAATAAGAACTGCGCAACCGAAATTTAGAGACTTCGCACTAATTCTTGCAGAATTTTTAAAATCCTTATAAGTCATAGTGTGTCCGGTAGCATCTACAAACGAAACCGTAGAAAATAGCCCATCCAATTCGGACTCATATTTATTTTTGTTGAAGTTAAGGGAGCCTCCTCCGTTATCACGGTAAGCTTCCCCCGCAAAGGACAGTAACATGTCTTCCGTAAGCTCTTGCTTGTCTGGAAGTAGCATTTTTATTCGAAAACTATCTAGAGCAGTCTTCGTGTGAAGGTCAAGCCCGGGCGTTGTTAGTGCCCGCCACATGTTCACATCACCACTTAGACCTGCAAGCACAAATAACTCAGCTTGTACAAAATCCCCCTCCATAATAACATACCCAGGTGGAGGGATAACTACATTGCGTATAGTTGGCACCTTTCCATTACACGAACGTAAGAACTCATTTGTTTCTAGATCAGGTTTAAATATATCTGTAAGAAACTTCTGAGCCTTCTTAGGAAAGTTCTGACTATTCGGGTTCCTACTAGACATACGGCCTGTAGAACAAGCCATAGCCAGACTCGGATGTAATGCGTTATTAGATCCAATGTTCCCATACAATCCGCCTCGCTTATACCCGTCAGGATCAACCTCCGGAGTCCGTAACCACGTCTTCCGGATCTGTGCAACCTTCCTGTAGTTAAGGATCTTCTCAATGATAGGATGCTCATCTATCAGGATCGTAAGCGTCTGACTATCCGTCGCCGCTGCCAACCCGTCCATAGCATCGTCATCGTCCATCCCCAACTCCATGATGGCATCCGCCCACAGCTTACCGCCGGCAGCCTTCGTAGTCTTAAACGGCGTGATTCCCAGCGTCTTAAACAGTAGCTCAATCACATCATCCCCGGAGTCAGGATTCCACCCCTTCACTTCCGGATCAGCAACTATAGGAGCCTCGCCACCCTCTTCAGTTGAAAGCAGTAGTCCCTTATCGGGATGTATAAGCCAGTCAACCTCAGCTATCAAGTCCGCCTTCATCCTCTCCACCTTATCCTCAAACAACTCAATGAGCTGGTCAAGTAGTTCAGTGTCTACAGGAAGTCCGGCCTCCTCAATCTCATTCAGGGTGTCCTGCGTCTTCATCGTCGAGTCAAACAGAGAGGTATATGTTCCTCTAGGCTTAAGATACCCTAACTTCTCCAGTTCCGGAAGCTGCTTCATTGCCACTCTGTAAGTAGCAATAACGTCCACAGCGGAATAGGGTTCAAGGATGGCATCAGGGATATAGCCATAGCCATTTGAGTGAAGGCGGCTATCCACCGTCTTCTTCCACGCCTCAAGTCTTACGGCCCATCGTGGGATGTCAGTATACTTCCGTGCCACGTCTTCAAGACCAAAGGGTCCGTTCTGGTTGATGAGTGTCTCCGCAAGCATGGTATCGAACACGACTTTAGGCCGTATGTTGATACCGAGGCAGGCATGGAGCCACAGTGCATCTTCCTTTACGTTATGTCCGATGATCCCGATGTTACCCTGCTCCAGAATAAGTTTAAGCTCTGTAGTCATAGCGGGAATGTCATCCATTTTCTGGACCATCATCCCGTTGAGCTCTCCACATAGAGCTATGACCACTGTGAGCTTATCGTCAATACAGAGCTGGACGGTACGGAGCTGTTTAGGCTCCTTATACCACGCGTCACCATGCCACTCGCAGTCCAGGGAGATAGTGGCGGCTTCGGGTGAAGCCTGGAGGGCCTCACGCAGTTCCTTGACTTCACTGGCTTTTGTTATGACCGTGTAATCAGGGATGAACTCCTGGACGCGTTGCCCCTCCATGAACAACTTGATCGTGTTGAGGTCTTGTTCAAATGCTTGAGTCTCCTTAGGGGCGATGTCAAGGAAACCGGGGTTGAACAGAGCCATTGCCTGCACTTGCGTGGAGAAGCTGTGGCGGATGTCATAGGCATTGATCTCGTCGTTCCACTCATAGGTAGGCATATCGACTTCTAGGTCGGTAATCGTTCCTCGAATAGCTGAGAAGTTCACATGCTCCCCGAATCCCAATCCCGCCCAGACATCACGGCCTAGGCACACGATCAGATCAGGCTGTAGTGTTTCCACTTCCATCATGAACTGGGGATGGGACTCCTTAATCTCAACACTGGAGATCTTGGCCTTCCTTGGGGCATGCTTAACGAGATACGTGAAGTAGATACTATCCATATCTAAATTAGCATCTCTAGCAAACCTGTAGAACGCTCTCCACGCCTGATCCGAGCTGGCCTTCTTGTACGTGAGTGCAGAGATGCTCGGATTAGGAGCGACTACCATCACCTTGGCCTGCTGTGAACTTCCGCATCCGGATAAGCAGAGCTTCCCGTTTACGACCTGGGAAGTATCTAGTCCCATCCACTTCGGTTCCTCAGTAATAATGTCAATCCCCAGTTTCAGCTTCTTCTTTACTTTTGTAGCTTTTGTAGGTCCAGCTTTCATATCTAGTTCCCGTTGTGTATGACTACGTTATTTGTGATCAAAAACTTATACAGATGACGCATGAGATTTCCGTGAAGATAAGCATGAAACTCATCCCCTGAGTTATCATGTACATTCATCCCCAAATAGTTCATGATACCTGTAGCGCAGTGATCGGTCTCGTGTGCAATAGTAGATAAGTCCATACGAGGAAAGGTCTCACCCTTCCCCGCATACATCAGTGTACCCATGATAAAATTACCACGGTGGCTATGGAAGAACCCTGCGGTGTTGCTGTCGATATCAAACCCTATCATGTCACGACTACCTTCACCTAAGATGGTGTAGAAATGATCCACATCACTCGCCGTAAATCCAGACTTGGTATCCTGGGCCACCCTTAGTGCAAATGTGACATGTATACGAAACATCTCTATGTCCAGTGTCTTTAATACCAGCCCACACGCTTTCTTACGCGTAGGACCACACTTGATCTCTTTCTTCCCCTTAGGCTTAGCTGTTCCATTGCTGCTGCTCCCACCTCCGTGAGCGGGTACAGTAGTTGTTACCACAGTTGCCGTTTTTGTAGCTTCAGCCATATCAAACCCCTTCACTTTGGACACGCAGAGATGTCGAGGTTGCTGTGGCTGCAGGTGGCTTACCACTAAACTTATTTGCTACCCACAGGATAAACCCTGAAAGTAGTACGATCCCGATTACGTTCAGGAGCATGATCACTACCAGCAAAGCACGACTCGTCTTTGCCTCGTGAATCTCAGCTAGAATCTCTCCATGCTCAGGTTCTAGATGGGGTTGAATTACGCCCCTATCATTCTTTAACACTAGCTTCATAATTACTCCAGGCTATTTTGTTTGTACGCACGTACTCAAACACATCCTCCGCGCTTTTGAACTGGAACGGTAGATAAAAGTTTGTGTCCGAACACATCAAGTTAGTCACCGCATAAAAAGAAAACAGACTTTCTGCTCCTATATAGTTGGTGATGTAGTTAACAACCTCTGTCGTAGGGAAGTTTGAAGTTCCGTTCTTCCAGTAGTCCTCTACCTCTTTACGGTAGGAGTCCGGTATACTCCAACACGTATTCGTGCTTAACAGGAGTCCAGTAATCCGGTTAGTCCACATCACCGAGTTGGTTACAATAGGTGCGGGTGTGTGGGACGGTGGCGAGAGTGAAGCAGGGGCGGGGCCGGCAATCACTACCCAAGTAAACATGAGTGAAGCAAGTGTTACGAACGATGCCGCAAACACTTTCAAATCCTCTTTCATTTCATAATCTCTTTCTTGTTTGGTTAGACCACTATCTTGTAGGTAAGTAGGTCTATTCCTTGTTTAATACATGCCTCGTTGATCTGTTCCCAGATCAGTTCCTGGGGAGTTTCCCCGGCATCCATATCATTAGCCAGTGTTACAGCCACAGACCTCATGCCTTTTTGAAGCAGCCTCTGCTGAAGTTCCACGTTCTCTTTTTGAGCGTCTGGATCCAACAACAATATAGCCAACTTCCAATTAGCAGCGAGTCCCGCGACTTGAATGTCATGCACGCCTTTACCCAGTGTAGCCACAGCGCATTGACCCACACCGAGGACGTCGAACACGCCTTCGGTTACTACGACAACCTCACTTTGTCTGGCTTGATCAAACCCGAAGAAGAATGTTCCCTTACGATACCCTGGCATAGTGAAATACTTAGGGAACCGCATGAGCTTACCGTCTTCAGGGTCATCCACCATTCCATGCTCATAACACTCCTCCTGTGAGAGTTTGTCAGGATCATAGAGAAGGCGACTTTGCCAAGCTATCATCTTCCCGTTCATCTTCATCGGGAATAGCAGAGTATCTGATGTTGAGTAGCGTCCTCTTGCGAAGACCTCTCCTTCCCCGCAATAGCCCGCGTTATACACAGCTTCCATATACGCAGGATTGAACCCGCGCTTTAGGATGTACTGGATAGCATGATGCTCTTGGGGAAGTGAGGTGAATGCTTCAACTACACCGGGGCTGATAAAACGTTGAGGAAGCCCGGAGTCGTGTTCCGGCTTAGAACCGCCTCCACGTACCAAGTCAAATGACATGCCGGAAAGCAAGTCGGAGAGTTTACCCCGACCGCATTCTTTCCAGCACTTGTAGGTACCGCTTCTGACATTTACACTGAGCTTCTTCTTACCGCACCTCGGGCATACCGTGGATATAAAGGTGGAGTCGCCGGCTTTCGCCGGCTCCGCCCACCCCAACTTTGTCCGCAGAAGCTGGAGGATGCGATTGAAGCTCGCGTCATTATCACCATACTCCTGTGAGTACATAATTGTTTATTATCCTAATGGAATTTGCTGACGAATCAGGGGCTCGACGTCTTCTCCAATTTTGATCTTGGAGGTGGAACGGCAGAACTCACAGGCCTCGCAACGGCCCAGGTTAACCCAACCCTCCTTCTCGCTCTTCTTAATACGATCGATATAGGGAGTCCAAATCTTACGCAGATTCTCGATATCCACCGTGAGCATGTCCAGCCCGATGCGCGAAGGAGTCTCCTCACTTGCGGAGAGCAGCCCCGTACGTACTGGGCGCTTGGATGCAAGCAGGTGCTTGTAAAGAGCCAACTGCATCCAGTAGTCATAGGCCTCATACCACATAACCTTCCGGTTCTGTTTCTTTCCATAAGCGTCTTCCACTTCCGTCCACGTCTCAAGATTGCCGCAGGTTTTCTTCACATCAATGATGTAGTCCGTATCACCAATGCTTGTGATGATGTCGGGAGTACCACTGAACTTGACACCACAGAATTCACCGTAAAGTGTTTCCTGGCATTTTGCGTTCTTAAGCAGCAACTGCACCGTGGGATCAGCAAGAAGGCGTAAGCCTCCGCCGACGGCATGACGTGCTCCAGCATAAAGGGAACCATTCTTCTGCAGCAAGTTATCCACATGCTCAGAACCATCACCATAGGTAGATGCCATTGCCTTCTTTAACAGAATGGGATTTGGCTTGTCCTGGGGATCAATTACGAACCCCTTTGTTACCATAGCGTCCAGCAACGAGCCATTGCTCATTGCTTCTGAAGGTACAAACTTCAAGTCCTTAGCCACAAAGGTGTGGTAGAACTTCGATTCGCACTCCAGTAATATCTTCATCTTAGAGTTTGATAACTCAATCATTATATGAACCTTTCTAGCCCGTAGTACGGGTTTGCTTCGATTGCGTCACGGCAACGTGTTGCCGCAGCCTGACTTGGCCATAGTTTCAACGTAGGGTCTTGATACATCTTCTCAGCAGTATCCACAGAGGCAGTGTCTCGGGTCTTGAGGAAGCAGAAGTTCATATACCGGTTACATTCCGGCATGGCCTTGAGGGCCTTGGCTTCTAGCTCCATATCATTCTCAACCGATGAGGCTCCCCCTCCTTCACTCCCGCCAGCACTTGCTTGTTGTGGTGGTGCAGGGTTCTTCTTTGGTCTTCCGACGGGACGAGATATCTGCAACTTCTCTCCGGACTCTGAAGGAGGCAGCAGCGGAGTGATTCCGCCAACGGCATCCATCAAATGGGTCTTTGAGTAACCCCAAGCCGTATCCTTAATAGTCAGCATCTCTTTGCCCTTGGCTTCCGGTTTAGCCTGTGTGGCTCCCCAGATCTGGACATCGTGTTTGCTGGCTAAGTGTTGGATACCTTCGCAGAGATGGAAGTACAGACGCTCCTCCGACATATCCTTAGATGTACTCGTAATCCCTTTTGAGGACAGTCGATCCAGCCAGTCAATGTATACAGACGTACAGACCTGATCGGCGTTGAAGCCGGCTTTAGTCATTCCATCCTTCCACATCGAGATAGCTTTATCAATATCCGGGAGTCCGTGTTGGCATCTGGACATATCACAGATTGTGCCGTAGGGTTCCAGCTTGAAGTTAGGATCAGTGAGAACCTTATACCGCTTCTGGTAGCATTCCGGCCACTGGTAGAGATCCTGCTTAAACAAATTAGCAGGGATTCCGCCGAGGATGCCGTGATAGCGTTCCTGAATACGGGGAGCGGACATTTCCAGTGTAACGTAGAAGGAGGCAGCCCCCAGCGAGGTCATACCAGCCATTGCTCCGGTCATAGCTGTGGTTTTACCCACACCAGTTCCAGCAACAATAAGTCCGATCTGTTTTCTCTGTAATCCACCACCAAGTCCGATATCTACTCCGGGAATTCCCAATCCCCATCTTGGACCCGATGCCTTAAGCTCTTCAGGCACAGGTGCCAGGCCTCTCACAATTGTGAACGTATCCTTTTCAACGGAGGCCATCTGGCTATTCAACTGTGCTGCGGCCTGAAGCTTCTCATACGAGGAGGCATCAGATACACACACGTTGTTCCAGCGCGACCCCGCCCAGAACTTACTCATGTTATCAAGCAGATACTTGATATCACCTTCAGTCGGGGTATAGGTCAATACACGATCAAGAAATGTAGCCAGGGCATAATGTTCTGTGAAACTAACAAGTGTCTTTACACTAGGGTCTTTACCCTCCATTGCCGTTTCCAAAACAATCATCAATACATCAGGTGTCGGGAGTACACTATACTTCTTAAAGTGCTCCCTTCCAACCTCATAGACAAACTGAAGGTAAGAAGGACCAAAGTCAGACACCCGCAGATTGTCATAGGCCTTATGCCATAGATCATCATTCTTCAGCATGCACATGAGCAGATGATTTTGAAAGCTCACGTCATACGTAGTGTCATTCATGTTTGGAGACCTTCCTTAGTCGTCGTAGTTGTATTGATTCCTGTTCGCTCGTAAAGAGCCGTCAGCTGGCCCGGACATAGCTTAAGCATTGCTGCCTTTAGCACCGGGTTTTCTGTGAGCTCCGACAGCACGTCGGCATCAAACATCTCACAGAGTCGAGTCTCAGGTGGCCATGGATATAAGAGCCTAAACCACATCGGGAACTGATACAGACTTAAGTTAGCCAAAACCTCAACGGGATGAACTCCTCTGTAAAGAGGTGACTCCCGCATCCGCTTCAACATACTCTCAGACTGATACCAGATATCTTCATACCGACTCGGACGCGCAAGCGCACGGTGTCGGGTATATGCGGCCTGACCCTTCTCACTGATCAAGTCCTTACCACATACATCTTCCGCAGCCTTAAAGCTACAGTTATCGTACACGGTTCGGACATACTCAGAAGGATCCCAGTTATTCTCCGCACACAACTGCCCCAAGGCATAGAACCTGTCGAAGCCCTTTGCGGGGACTGCAGGGTTTGCTTTGCTGGGGTGAAGGGGGGAGGCACCGTGGGCTATACGTTGTCTATTGAACTCAGTCACAGCAGCAATCGCCGCTCTGTAAGCTGGGTCGCTTAGTGTCCCGGGGACAATTGATTGCCCCTGGGGTTGCGGTGATAGTGTTGTTGTTGTGATCATAGTTAGTTTTGTATTATGGTAGTTTGAACATTCTAGGTACGCTCATAAAGCCGATACCCGCTTTAGCTGCCCATTGAGGGAGTTTTACTCCACAGGAAATATTCGCGGTACAGTCGGTGTCTGTCACATCCCAAACCAAAGACATACCTAGTTTCATCCTGTTTTCGAAACAATAAAACATGCGCTGTATACGCACCTGTGTTTCATATGTGCTTTTTCTGTTGAACCTATAATGCTGGATTAAAGCATGAAGAGTCATGGCAACACCTTCAAGGTCAGTACCACTTACCCTTCGATTTTTTCTGAACAATTGGCTAAAACATACTCCTCTGGATTTACACGTCTTAAGTGCAATACTAGCTCCTGTAAGGGAACTAGACAGAATATATAGCTTACGCCCATATAGGCGTAGCAGCCCGTGAGGACCTCGTTTGTCCCCGTGACCTGGTGCGTGATGAAGTGAACCACGTACTACGATAGAGTCCAGATACTCATACATTTTTTCGGAGACGTAGATAATACCACGCACACCTACGTTATGCTTTTGTAAGAGATTGGAGATCTCTCTTAAAATCTCATTAGGTCCTTGTTTTAGCAAGTCAAAATCATAACTTTCTATTTTCATATGATTTTAGGCCCCCCGAACTGAGTTCCATGGAAGAAGTATGTAAACTCATCAAATGGCTTTCCACCTAAGGATCCTTGATCAGCTATCTCTACTATAACAGTCTGGGTATAAGGAAACACTTGAACACGCACATAGCTTCCAAGTGACGTCACTCTCCCAAAGTTCTTCACTTTACCTCTTATAGCAGTATTGACCTTACCCCAGGGCCAGTGCTCACGCATAGCCACTTCCCCTACCATACGAATCATTGTTCGCATAGCATCACTAAGCGCCCTATTCGACATAGCTGTATTTGTAGCTAGTGTCCGAGGCTTTGGAACGCTCAATATCTCCTGAAACTTGTACCCCTTACGATAGAGCGTACGAAGACTAGGAAGACTGGGTATGGTGGGAATCACACCCTCATGTGAATAGAGCTTAGTATCATACTTGAACCAGATATCCCCTATTTTCAGCATTCTTGGCTTAGTAGGGGACTGGATAAAACTTACAGCAGTGTTCTGCATAGACCACAACTTCGTATACAAAGCATAACTCACCTTAACTATGCGCGTCAACGCACTAGGCTTCAGATTGAGTTGTTTGATACGATCGTCGTATTTAAGCATATGCTTTTGCAACATGTCCATGAACGAATTCAAGTCAAACGCATTAACGTCATATTTTAGTTTCATCTGCTTTTCCTTCTCCCTGCGCTAGTAAAGGAAAGACCTCGCCTGCCCCCTTCACCCAAACCTGCTCGAACCCCAGCTCCCCATAGAACTTCCTTCGCTTCTTGTCGTCCCCCAGTAGGGGTCCGTCAGTCTGCTTTCCGTTCTCCAGGGTCTTACGATCCCAGGGATGCCAGAAGTCTATGAGTACAGCTGCGTCCTTGTCCTTGGACTTACGAGAGGCACGACCCGGGATCTGCTTTGCAGCAATCTCTGAGCCTCCCCCTCCTGCGTTGATCATGATCTCAAGTCCCGGAAAGTCTACGCCTTGCTTGTACACATACGTGCACATGATCTTGCGTATATCCCCGGAGTTAACTCTGTCATAGATCTTCTTTCTGTCCTTGGTGCTTACCGCCGGCACGTTCTCAAACCCTCTCGATATAAGTGAGGCCTGAGCCGTCTCAGCGTGAACTACAGCCATATCGGGATAGTACCGACGTACTCTGCTGATGTGTTCGATTGTGGGTGTGATGGCAATGGTCTGCTTATCCTCTGGGATACCCATCATAATGTCCGCTAACATCTTGTTGTAGGCGTTGTTACGAATGATACCCTGTCCGATCTTACCCTCACGCGTTTTCATTCCAAGGTACCTAACCATTCCGATTTCGGGTGAAGGGGCTTCTACCCATATCACCTTAATGGGAACGAGGATACCATCTGCTACAGCTTCCTGGTAGGTCTTACGGAATACCACGGGTCCGAACAGTCCTTCAATCACTGGGTCACGCCCATCATATCGTCCTCCCGGTGTAGCCGAGACTCCGAACTTAATGGCATGCTCAATCTTCTGGATCTGCTCCGCCCTAGACTCTGAGACACCAGCATGAACCTCATCACCAATGAAGACTCCAACCTGTGTGAGATCAATGTTCTGCAGACTGTCGTAAGTGATAACCATTACGTCGTCCGTAATGATCTTCTTATGACCTGACTGTAGAATACCTACATCACGGTGGGGAAGGAACTTCTTCAAGGAGTGATAGTTCTTAACGTTGATGTCCCGCTCCGGACACGCAAACACAGACAAGGAGGTTCCACGGAGAGTAAGCTCCTCATGTGAATAGGCACGGATAAGGGCAGCTGCCATAGCAGTCTTGCCAATACCCGTGGGTCCGCTGAGGATGCCACCACCACTCATCAACATTGTGTAAACAATGGGTTGCTGAGCCGGCCATAGCCCATCCATTGCGGCTTCTACGTTGGGCTTGGGTGAAGGGGTGCGCTCGTCGAAGATAATAGGCTCAATTCCAAACTCACGGAGAATCCCCCGGACCTTGAAAAGAAAGCCTGGCATCGTCAACAAGTACCCGTCCTGTTTCCAGAACATCTCCTTCAACTGCGGGACATAGATACGCTTATACCCTTTGATCTGCGTCTCAGCTTTCCAGTAGCTAAGCTTCTTCGTCAGGTACGTGTCTTCCGCTAGCCCCTCAATTATGAGGACACTGTCGCGCCAGCGGAGGGTGACCACTCCTGAGGCACCAGCGCGTACTGAGCCGTAGCTTTCTGGTGTGCTATTTGTGCGTCCATCTCGTACGGCTGGTTGCATAATTCCTCCTTAACCTCATCTACCTCGAAGCGGCCAAACCCCTGCACACTGAATGCTGGGGACAGACCAATATGTATTCCGGCTTCCTTCATCAGGGCCTTGAACTGATCCAGCGTGACTTCCTGCTCAACACCAAAGGTCAGGTACACGGTTTCACCGGTTCCAATTCCTTCGTATGTAGAAGCTCCCGGAATCTCAGGCTGCACGACAACCGTCTCCGCCGATACCGTAGGGAAGAAATCAACCTTACGGATATCTACGGGACTGTTGATGGAGTTCTTTGCCTTCGTGAGCATGGCAAAGAGATGGCGATGCTTCAACACGATACACCCTGCGTCATCACGGAAGAACCGGTACTCAGGTGTCTGATTGCTGTGGCCTACCCAAGCATCTCCGAGACATGGACTTGCAAACGTCAGCTTGCACTCAATATATTTCGCTACTAATTTTCTCATTTGTTTTCTAGTCAACTTCCTCATTGGTTTGCTTCACATCTTTATATTTGATGCGTTGCTTCTGTATTGTGCAATCCTTCAAATCCACGTCATCCCGTTCACCCAGGTAGATAGGCTGGTACAACGACCCGCCTTCCCCCGCTACATAGAGATACTTTACCTCTACAATAGCTTTAGGTTTCGGAATACTGAAGTTTGGAGGGATTGTAACATTTCCCATCTCCACATCACCCAGCTTCACGCGGATGCTGCGCTTGCCTTCATTCACACCGGAAACAATGCACGAGCACGATTCCCAGAACTTGAACTTCAACATGTCCCCGCCAGAGTTCGGCCTCCCTTCACTCCAAGCCCGGAAGCGGTGTTTGAACACAGCCCCTTCCCGTCCCGCAGACTTAAGCGTACGCAGGAAGTCCCGCTTTGCCTGTCGGCCTGTAACAAACGGTACTGGAATGAATGTACTACAGGTCAGACATCCGAAGCTCTTATGCAGCTTCAGAATACGCATGGAGTATGGATCCTTACGGATATCCTGCCCTGCCTCTTCAAGAAGATCGAACGGGTAGAGTTGATCACCGACGAGCTCACAGTCGAGAGTGAAGGGGAGACTCGGTTTGATAAACCTGGAGTTGCATTTAAAGAGGGCGGAAATCTCCGGAGCTGATACAGCTGCGGCTATGCCTTTCTTATTTGCTAACGTCACGTTTAACTTCTCATCCACCCTCACCATCATATGCCGGCCATCCAGCTTCTCCTGCATTCCCCAATCATCACTGAGAATATACGTCTCAACTTCTGATTCGTCAATCATATTCAGGAGTTGGGGGCGGAGACCGGTATCCTTACGTTCCGTAGTCACGGAGATTCCTTGGGGTTCCGGGGCATTGGGGTCGGTACGAACGTACTTGTACCCCTTAGCCAGTTTCTCCTTAATAACCTTGTCATGGATCTCAACGGCCTTCTCCAGGGTCACTGGAGAGGCTGTCTTGGTTCCACCGACTAGGGCTGAGCCATAGCGACCGTTAGCCGTGTTAACGACATAGCCGCCTTTGGCTTTTTCGATGGTGATCTGGTAGACCTTATCGGATCTACCTTCTTGGCATCGAAGTTGAATGCTTTTCTCTACATTACTCATTCTTTTACTTTCTGATCGTTTCCGATTGATATTGTGCTGTCACAGAACGAGAGGATCTCCAGATGATGTGTTACCACAAGGATTTGAAGGTTCATCTCAGCAGCCATGACTTGCACGCGTTGGAGGAGTTCACCGAACTTCCCTACGTTATTGTTATCGAGATGGGCAGTGGGCTCATCAAGGACAAGGATCCCAAGCTTAGCTGCAAACATACAATAGCAGGACAGGCGGAACGCCATAGCCAGCATATTACGTTGCGCCCCTGACAGGGACTTAGCTGTGGGGAGCTCATCGGGATTTACGGTACCATTTGTCATCATGTAACGGAAGCCAACGGTGTCATAGTCAGCTACTACACAGAAAGGAGCACCCAGCTTCTCAAGGAAGAAGTTGACGTTCGGGGTTAACCGCTTCATCACATCCACCACGACAGCATGAGGCCCATTCTTATAATGGAACCAGTTACGAACACGGTTGAGGGTTTCCAGCTTGGCGATATACCCAGCCTGAGCATCACGCTTGGCCTGAATGTCTGTCAGCTCAACATGTAGAGCCCCCAGCTTATCCGTGTAAACCTTAAGATCTGCCATGAGCTTACCTTCAGCTACCTTCATTGCATCATACTCAGCCAACATGGCCTTGGTGCTTTGAATGGTGCCTTCGATGTCCAGCCCAGACTCCAGCGCGTCCTTACACAGAGCCAGTGCAGTCTCCATGGTCTGACGTGCTTCCATAAGGCAAGCCTCTGAAGTCGCACGGGAAGCAATCTGCGTAGCATTCATCTGCATACGTGAATTGTTGTCCGAGATCTTCTGCCGGCCCGTTTCCAGATCCGAAGTAGCCTTAGCAAGCCGAATGGTAGCATCCTGTAGGCTTTGCTTACACAGCACAGCATTACCAAGCACATGTGCGTTCTGATAGGACGCCACCTTTGCCTCATACGCTGACAACGTGGTTTCCATACGCATGATCTGAGTCTTGTAGCTGGAGATGGCGTTGGTAAGGTCCGTTATGGTCTTACCCTCGTTATCACTCTCCATCTTCAGATTCAGGAGTTCAGCGTCCAGAGCCGCATATCTGTCCATCTTGTCCTGGCTCACCTCTGTGACAGCCGAACCGCACAAGGGGCAAGCCCCGGACACTCCGCTAGACTTAGCCTTGCTCGCAGCCAATACCAAAGCCTTGATGCTTTGATGTTCAGCCGTTGCATTGGACATGGCCTGCCGAGTACCTGCCTGCTTCACTTTAGCCTGCTCAAGCTGAGTCTCCATCTCAATAACTTTAGGCTTAAAACCCAAGACTATTGATGACTCTCCCTTGACCTTTTCCAGCTCCGCTGCCGACTTTGTATAGTCCTCACACTGACGCCACAGCAGATCCGCTGACCCATACTCACCCTTAGCAAAGTCATAGGCGGTCTGAAGCTTAGCAACCATATCCGCAGGTAGATCCTCCACGGGGAGAAGCGTTCCCGCTGATGCCGCAGCAAAGGCAGCCGATGCATTAGTAAAGCGTGCTTCCGCAGCTCTATATACTGCAATCTTCTTAGACTCCTCTACCAGTGCCTCAAGCATCCCCTTTTCAATCTCCGGATTGAAGTTGGAGAACTTACCACCCATCTTTGTCTGACACTCTACTAGTGCTGCCTTAGCAGATTCAAACAGCTTAGTCCAGGTATCGATGTTTGCAGTAAGAGAGTTTACCATCGTGGTATAGTCTGTAGGCTTGCTCAGCCCAGAGATCAAGATACCCATCTGATCATACGTCTTAGCCGCTGTCCCGATACCGAGAAGCTTCTGAAATGCCAGTTCCCGTTCCGCCGGAAGCGAGAACAGTACGGCATCAATCTCTGACTGGTTCACGAACACTGACTGCTTCATCAGGTCTGCATCAATTCCTACGAGAGAGGCCAGGCGCTGGTTCACTTGTGTGATACCAACAACCTCTTCCTTATCATAGGTGAGCTTAGCGTGATTACTGCTGGTTGAGCGTTCAAGGGTAAAGAGCGTTCCATTATGAGTAAACTCAATGGTAACTCCCCCCTTCACTTCACCCCAGGTCGTGAGCTCTGACTTATTGAACCCTGGCTGTTCTCCTGTGAACCCGAACTGAAGGCCACCGATGGCATTGGATTTCCCATTACCATTCTGGCCAACAATCCCGATCACGTTACCAACCAATGGAAGCGTGAGGTCACGATGCTGCTTGAAGTTATTATACGTTATTTTCTTTAGTCTCATAGTTTTACCAAGTGAAGCCTAGGGACTCCACATCCTTTCTGAACTCTGTCATAAGTGAAGGGAGGCGGGCCTCAAGAAGCTTTGTAAGTTCTTCCTTAGGCAGCATCAGTTGTTCGTCGGTAGCTTCTGGCCACACGGCGGCTCCTCTTGCTGCGTCTAGCTGGCGCTCCTTACCATCACCTATTCTACACCAAGGCACATACTTCAATACTACAACTGTAGGGGGAGCCTCATCAGCTTCCACAGTGTTAGGGATATCGGGATGGTGTTCCAGCATCCAGCATAGTTTACCAGTTCTGCCATTCCGTATCTGTCGCGACTCCCCTTTAAGAAGTCCATTACAGTCACGATCACCTGCAAGATATACTGTGTTAGCAATATAGTACATTGGACCATTAGATCCACAGAGATGCCATTTGATATATGGTTCAAGCTCTGGGAACTGCTCGGCAATGATTTCGTGGATACATCCGCCACAAGCATCTACCCAGCGATGGGGTAGATGATATGTCATATACTCCCACTGCGTACCTGTAATTGAGAAGTCGTTATGGCCATTGCCACATTTGTCATTCCAACGCACAGTAACCTTCAGCTTATACTGCTGTCCATTTTTTGTGTATTCCTTACGAAACACCCGCTCTCCTATATCCTCGTTCTCACAAGTGGAGATACCTCGGTTCAGCTTACTTCCATTATTCTTATCCATGGGAGTTCCCTTCGTCATCGTCACGAACTACAGGAGGTGTAGCCTTAGGAGGAGTCGGAGGTGTAGCAAATACATCTACTATATTATGTTTAGCATTACGAATGCGGATCAGACGCGCCTTCTCCTGCTTACCATTGTCCGCTGTATCATCTGAGATATCCTCAGGATTCTCAAGAGCGGTGTTGATGTAGTTTAGCTTGACTATGGCATTCGTATAGTCAGTCAGCAGCTGCCTTACCTCATGAGGCACATACTCGTGCCACTGAATAGGATTCCCCTCGCTATCTGCAACGGGATCCCGGGGACCAGCGGCTAGAGCCACCATCTTCATTTCAAGATCCTTGATCTCGAATTCCAGTTCTTCCTTCTGCAGCTCCAGGTCATAGAGGCTTACACCACAGACCTGGACGCTATCAATATATACTGCTCTACTCATTGTTTTGGTTCCTTATCAATGTAGTTCTTGACTACTGTACCCATATCCTGCCCTTCAAGCAGCATCTGGATCATTTCGTTTTCATCTGTCCCTAAGTCAAAGTAGGCGGTTACAGTCTCAGCCAGGAGCTTCGCGGAATCTTTCCTATCGAAACTCTCAGCGATCTGCAATACCTTTTCCTTGTCCTCAGTCGTCCCAACCGCATATGTGCGGAAGAGGATGTCAGATGCCTTCAGAGTTCCCTCTGCCTTCTGAATGTGCTCACGCAGTTCAGGGGTGTAGTAAATAGCCACAACGGGCTTATCTGAGTTCAGGCCGGCAACGTCCTTGAGGATGTTATCGATCTGCTCCACAGTATTCACTACAAGCCTCACAAGCCTACGGGGCTTCGTTGGCTCAGTTTCCATTGTAACGGCTTTGGTTCGGGGATCAATGGTGACAATACTTACGGATTTCAGTCCGGTATCATCTGTGGAGTTACGCTCCGGGGATCCCGGATAACAGAACTTCACGCCATCATACTCGCCTAGAGCGAACTGATGAATATCTCCCATCGCCACATAAACCACACCCATCTCCCTGAACATCGGAGCCATCTCCTCTGCGGAGAGATTATCACCACAGAAGTTGCTCAGTTCCTTAAACGCCTGATGCACGACATAAACATCCGCCTTCACCCGAGCCCGGTCCTCGTTAATCTCCTGCACGAACACTGCGGGTCTACGGAAGTGCTTGCCAGTGATGACAATACCATCCGCAGATTTCCAGGGCTGATTGTGGAGGCTACGAATTCCGCACACCGACAACCACTCATCCTCACAGGCGTCATGGTTACCGGCAATACCTAGTACAGGGATTCCGTGGGCTGCGAGTCTACTCACTTCACCTTGAACGAATCCCACGGCCTCAGCTGATGGCTTAATTGAGTCCCATGTGTCTCCGGCATAAATTACGGCATCCACTTTTTGGACTATAGCGATGTCAGTGATCTGTGCCAGCATAGCGTAGAAGTCCTGTTCCCGAAGGACAGAACCATACTGACGGTATGCGGCATGAATATCTGCTGTATGTAAGAATCTCATTTCTATTTATCTTTCTTAGAGGCTTCAGCGTAAGAGAGTACTACCTCTGTTACGGCCTTATCGTCGTCTGCTGCCTTTTTGGATTTGTAGATACGGGCTTGCTTGAGCGAAGCCGTGTAGCAGGACTTACCTGCTGTGGGCTTCGATACGTACTTACCGGTTTCCTTATCCTTCAACACAAACTTGTTGTCTGTCGTACTCATATTCTTAATCCCTTCCCGCCCCAAATTCAGGGCACTTACTTCCTCGTGGCCAATCCCAGTCATCTACGCTTCCCAATCCCGCAGTCTTTCCGCACTCAGGGCAGATAGCTGTATGGAAGGTTGCACAGTGGCCCTTAGGCCATACCCCGCCCAGGCGTGCTGCACAAGGTGAACAGATGTACCCGATATGGGCATCTGGATACTTGCACGGTGGAGCCTTCTTCAGTTTGCGAGAAGACTTGGCTTTGGGTGAAGGGATGAGGCCGGAAGCCATTAGCATTCCTACAAAGCGTTGCTCATCAGAGACCTTTGCTTTTGATTTCATTTGCTTATACCTATAGTTTTGGTAATATAACCAACATGTATGGTACTAGGTTTGCACCCAGCCCATACATGTTAGCCATGTTGTGATTACGTCATTGGAACCCACTTGACCATTCGGCCCGTTATCCTTCGAGGAGATTTGAACCTCCGGAAGTCAAGACGTGTGGACCCCGTGAACAGTCTATCTTCTGGCGCACCCGTAGTTCGGCGTCCTACGACGTCGAGTTTCATATTGGTGAGCCTGATGAACTGTAGAGGTGATTTTGATTTAATTACTGCCATGTCGAACATAGCTCCGTTAGTGTGTTACTGTTTACGCGTACTTCTGTAGTTCCGCTGGAAGCGGGTACGGAGTTACGAGTTCGTGAATAAACGCACCTAGGAAAGAACCGACGGACTCTAATACCGAATCAGCCATTTCTCCAAAGGTTGAAAATTCACTGTGTTGGCTGACCATTTTATCAGCTTCTTCTTTTATATATGATGGAAACATCTAAGAAAACTCCTGAGCTGTCAATGAATGACAGTATTCTTCGATTAGCTACGGATGAACAAGTTATCGCGGCCCTTGATGCGGCGGATAACAGATCCGAGCTACTTCCTGCGCTATTTCGTGTACGGGGATTGCCGTACAGCTTGCAGGACTATCCTCAGTTTCGGGTTTTCTACGCTCGGGACTACGTGAGCGATTTAATTATAATGTCCGCTCGTCAGTGCGGGAAGTCCCAAAATCTTAGTACGTCGGAGGTACTGGATGGTATCCAGATTCCCCATTTTCAAATATTATATGTTGCGCCTTTGCAGTCTCAGACCGAACGCTACAGCCATCAAGTTCTGTTACCAGCACTTAACAGCTGCGAGCTAGCTAAATTTCTTCAAGCCACAGACATGAAGCTTTCCGACTCCAATATCATCAAAGCTGTGTTTCACCAAAGCTTTGCGACGGGAAGCGGTATTCAACTAGGTTATGCCAAGACCAGCGCGGATCGCTTGCGCGGTATCACTGTAGACCGTATTGATTTCGATGAGGTGCAGGATCAGATCGCGGATAACATCCCGATCATCAAAGAATCCTTGACAACCTCGACTTGGAAAGTATGTAGATACACCGGAACCGCCAAGACGCTCGACAATACCATTGAGCGTATCTGGCAGCAGTCGTCCCGGTGTGAATGGGGGATGAAGTGCAGTGGTTGTAACTACCACAATATCCCTGATGACCAAGAGGACTGTCGTTGTCTTCGTATGGTGCAGGCCGACGGCCTTCACTGTTTGAAGTGTGGAAAGAAGCTCAATCCCCGGGAAGGGGAATGGATCGCCCACAGCCCAGGCAAGATGAACACTTTTCGTGGTTATCATATCAGTCAGACCATTCTCCCCGCCAACACCGAAAACCCGATGCGGTGGAATAAGATCATTGATAAGCTTTCTACTCTTGACATCACTACGATTAAGAATGAAGTCTTAGGTATCAGCTCCTCCACGGGTGTGCGTATCATTACGCCCGATGACATCAAACGTAACTCCGTCCTTCCCTCTCGTAAAGATATTGCAGCTAAGATGCTGAAGAAAGATCCCAAGTTCCGTTACACCTACGTCTTCTCCGGCGTTGACTGGGGCGGTGCGGAGCAAACCTCCTTCACTGTCCACGTCATCATCGGTATCACCCGGGACGGGCAGATCCATGTCCTGTATGCAAAGCGGTACGTCGGGTTTGATCCTGACTCACGCCTTGCTGACATAGCTCGTGCCCACTTCCATTACGGATGTGACATTATGGCTGCCGACTTCGGGATGGGCTTCGACTTAAACGTCATGCTCATCAAGAGGTTCGGTATCAAAGTCATTCAGATGCAGTTCACGTCTGGCCAGAAGAAGATGATGAATTGGAGTCCTCGTCAGGAATATCCTTGCTGGTGTATTGATAAGCTTCTAGCCCTGAACAGTATGTTCGTGGCAATCAAAGACAATCAGTACAAGTTCCCAGGGGAAGAAGCCTTTGAGGTTTATACTCAAGACCTTCTGAGTCCCTACGAAGAAGTAGCAGACAGAGGTGGTACGGAGCGCCGGCAATACACCCGCGACCCCGCACTACCTGATGACTTTGCCATGGCCTTATGCTTCGCCTCTATGGCTGCTTATAAGGCTATGTATCAGGACATCACTGCACTTGTTCCTAAGGGTAGCTACAACCCAGCATCTTCGCTCACCGGAGCAGTCTCTTACGATAGAGACCTTGATCCTCGGGAAGTCCTAAATTCGGGAACATAGAATGAAGCAACGTCTACGTAGACTTCGTAACCGATCCGGAGCCTGTGAGTGTGATATCTGTAGCTCCCGGTTTATCCTGGAGCAGCACCATATCCACGGTCGTTCCATACCTAACCCCAACCACCCCAGCAATGTGTGTAACATATGCCCGAACTGTCACACTCAGGTGCATGCTGGTCAGCTCATCATTGAGGGGTGGTTGAGGTCTACATCAGGACTAAGCCTTACTTGGCATCGGGACTGTTCCGGAGTTTTCTCTGTTCTCTAGATAGGCAATGGCGCGTCGCATTATTATTGTATCGTCACAAAACTTTCCAAGTGCAAGGTTGCAGTCACTACATAATAAACCGCGCACATTACCTGTAGTATGACAGTGATCCACCGCCAATGCTCGCCCTGGGGATTTCTTCTGGCAGATAGCGCACACACCACCTTGAGCAGTCTCAATACGTTTATATTCGTCTAACGTAATTCCAAAGTCTCTAAGTAAGCTATAATTCTTATACTTATCTGGGTGTGCGGTATATCGATCCCGCCCCTTCTGGGAAATGCAAGACTTACAGTAGATAGAAACTCCAAAGGCCGTATTCATGTCCTTATTGAACTGATCACGCGGCTTTGTCTCACCACATTTTGGGCAGTGCGACATACCCTCTCCAAGTAGACGCTCCCTCTTCGTTTGTGGGGCATCCGTAGTGCCATATCGTCGGTTCCGACTATAGTGCATTGAACACAAACCCAGCCCAAATACTGACTTCTCACAACCATCCACTTTGCATATTTTACTCATGCATTTATAATAGCACAGGAGTGAGTGAAGTCAAGTTCGCTTTTAACAACTTTGCAGCTAAGCGTCCGACCTCTTTACGCGTGGTCTTCCCCTCTACAATCTCACCCTTAGCTTCTCTGTACACATCATCCACTATGTATTGAAGTAGGTTAGAGAAGTTTTCCATTTGCCACTCGCCTTCTTTGAAGTGGGTCTTGGCGTTCAATATTCTGTTTTCCGTCACCCACTCCTCAGCAATAGCCTGGGCTTCGGTGAGTATCTCCAGCTTCTCAGGGTCAACACTTAGCTTAGGTACATTACCGCGCTCCTTGAACTCCTCACGCTTGTGTTTGCAGCAGATGCGTTCTCCATTCTCACCATATATTCTATAGATAGGACGGAGCACCACCCCTTCACTTATAGGCGGGCAGAAGCCATACTTATCCGTGTTACCGCCGCAGCCCCTGCGTACGGCAACCTCAGATGGTTTATCACGAGCGGCGTTCATTGCTTCCACAGTAGCTGGGATGCGTTCATATGGAACGAACTCCAGCCCTAGCTTTGTGGCTACGTCTACCGCACCGAGCAGATCTAACCAGTGCTCACCTATCTGGACATCGAATACGATGAAGCAGAGTGTAGCGCCGTAAGTATCCCGCATACCCTGCTCTTTACCTCCATAACCCTCTCCGTACACACAAGCAGGCTTATCTCCGAATATTTCCAGAAGCTTAGCTGTTAGTGCCGGCTTATCGAAACACTTAGCAAATGACTCTCCTGCACACCCACCTGAAAACAGGTGCATCTGTGTTCCATCCCATCGTATATGACAGCTCGTTCCATGAACCTTTTCCATAGCCCAGCATTCCTTAAACATAAGGATGCGGGGATCTTTGTACGCATTATTTATCGACGCATATCCCATATTATTCTCACTTTCTTTTAGTTGTTGTTGTTGTTGTTTGTATTAAGGATTCTTCTTTATGAACTTGTATGGAGGCACCGTGTAGCCTGAGGTCGCATCTACACTCCATACCGTAAAATCTATGCCACTACATAGCATAGATAGTTCTATACGTGTCTGTCGGGCTACCCATCTCCTTTGCATTGTATGCGGATAATAATCATCCTGCCACATAAGGAAATACCCATTATGCCCTTCAGGTGTATCCGCTCGAATAATTGCACTGTACCCTTTATAAATAAAGGATTTACTCGCAGTTAGTATATATGCATACCTCTTCATAAGCTCACCCCAGGCTTGAGTGAAGGCCCATCGCTCCCGCCAGAATACAGATTGCGCCTATGCACATCTGCATTATGTCTTCAATTGTCTTCTCGAACTTCATTTTGAATTCTTTCATTAGTCGTGGTGTCGTAATCTAGTGTACCGACTCCTAAAGTTATGAGTGCACAGTGTGTTAGTCTTTCCGCCTTCTTCGTAGAGTACATACATATGCCAACTATTTCCAATCCCGGGTGCAACCTTTAGTACTGTGACTGCATCCCCGCGTACAAGGAAAGGATTATTGTTAGGGCAATAGATATAGGTATCTCCTGGTTTAGGCGTGGGGCCAAATATTAGATACGACCCCCCAACTACTATACCTACTATAAGTCCGCATAACATAAGGGGAAGTAGTACGCATTGACACGCTGAGAGTACCTTATTAATTCTTGCTTTAATCCTATCGTGGCTAGCCCACGACTCACTGTAAAAGTCTTCGTGCATATTATGCACCCTCCTCTGGTTGCTCAACGTTGATAAGATCAAGGTAAAGATAGTCGTCCTTCTTGATCTCGACACGCTTGTCTTCACCAAGCAAACCCTCAACATCAAAACCAGCAGTTACTATAGCGTACCCGTTGAGAGTAGGCCACGACGTATAGAATGCGGGGCCGTAATCCTGATCGGGGTATCGATACTCACGTATGAGGTCCTCAGCCCTGTCAAAGAACTTCTGTCCCTCCTCGGTTTTGTTGCTGATATCAATGTCGATCAGGATACGGTGGTCACCCTTACAATGCTGTTGGGCCAATACAGACTTCCACTCGCTTCCGAGCCTAGCAGCTGTTGTATGGGCTTCACTATTGTTTCGGAAAAGCTGATCTACTATGTCTGTAACTTTATGCTGAAATGCAGGAATAGCCTTATGTAGATCACGTTTATTAACGGATACATACGCCCTATACTTTATCTGAGGGTTCTGCTCCGCTTGCATGATCATCTGCGTAACAGACTTCTCTACATCCTCATCAGTATGCAGAATATAACGATTACACTTCTCGATCTTGTGCTTCTCCGTGAGTTCAGGATTCTCCTTCTTCCTGGCTAACAATACCAGCAAGTAGCAGTACTGTGAGTTCGTTCCGAAGAAGCAGTACGACTTCAGTCTGCTTACGATTTGCTTATATGCGGCTTCATTTGTTTTAGTCATTATTGATTTCCTTCTGACGTGCACGTTCCATTGCTATGTACATAGCTGTTGTAGAGTCCATTGAATTCTCATCACTATCACTAGAAACATACAGCTTTATAAGATCGAAGTTCTCACCTTTGAACTCCTTCTCATATGAATCCCAGTCCT